TTTCATCTTTAACTTCTCCTATAAGATTATAACAAAGATTATTTAAAGAATATGAATATCTGTTTTCATCTACTAGTGCTGCCATAACCATAGTATCTATAATATAGCCATTTACGTTGATATTATAGGCTTTTAGCCAACACATATCGTACATAGCGTTGTGAAATAATTTTGTCGCTGGAAGATTACATACTTCTTGAAGCCAATCTAAAACTTTTTGTTTCGGTAAGTTTCCTTCTCTATGGGCAATCGGAAAGTATCCAGACCATCCATCAACGGCTACCGCCACTCCAATTATTTCACCTTCATTTACTAAAGCTCCGGAGCCTTTTGATTTTAAATTAGGATCTCTTGTTTCTAAATCGATTGCTATGTACTTGTGCTCTTTTAAATCTGGGAAAGTTTCTGGACATACCCATTCAGTTGCTGCGCTAAACATTACTTAATTATCTCCCACGAATTTTTCTTTTCTTCTTTCACTTCGTCAGGATAGTCTCTATCAATCGCCATGTCAATATAATGCTTTGCTTTTAATAAATCTTGCTTTTGATTTTTTTGTTTATGCCTGCACAAATATTTAATTGCGTTTCCTTCGGCGAATGGAATATTATTTTTATTTATAAATTCACTGGGCTGAATGACCATACTTTGATAGTGAGTCCCGCCTACCTGCTTTTTGTATATGTCTTTCATTTTTATATTCCTAAGTGTAGGTATATCCATAAAGCTGTAAAAAATGCAATTGCTAATAAATCCATTTCAGCTATCATACTATTGGATATCCTATGTTGTAAAAGTTAGTTTGTGTACTCTGCATAATATATAAATTTTGTTTTGCTCTTGTTACACCTACAAAAAATAATCTATGAATTTTATCTGGATCTTTATCTGCTTCTCTTGCTAAGAAATCGTTTTCATCTTCCGAACCAAAATCTATGTATAAAATAACGTTTTTACACTCTCTTCCTTTGGCTCCGTGAATTGTTGATAGTTCTACCTTTGAATCTGTGGTAAGATCATCACCATTTTTTAATAAAAGTTTAATATAGCTTTTTTGATCATCAGACATGTGGAGCTGTTCCCAGCTGCCCGTCACTAGAAGCCCGTGGTCTTTTTTAAGTTCTTCGAGTGTAACAGTGTAGACTTTATCTAATAGTTTTCCTTCTCCAAACCCATGTTTTATTTGTTTCTTTCTTAAAAAATTTTTAATTACATGTTGTGCTTCTTCGCCTGAAACACTTGCGCCGGAATTTAATCTCATCCAAGTTCTATATGCATCAAGTAAATCTGCAGGTAAAAGTTCATTTTGACCACCTTTATACCTTAAATTTAAGTCATTTAAATATTGTGCCGGTTCTTTTAGTTGTGCGTTTGTTTGAGCAAGAATCATCCAGTCGTCACTTTTAAAATTAAAATCAGTTAGTAAACAGTTTTCTTTATAGGTTCCTTCCTCGTCCCTCGCTTCCCAAGGCTTGTCTAATCGTTCATTTATTTGTTTTAAAATTTCTAAAGCTTTAGCATGTATCTTTTTAGGTACCCGATGTGAATATATTTGATTATCAAAAGTACCTTTTAAATCTATAAATATACTTGGGTCTGCTCCTTGAAACCCATAAATAGTTTGATCATCATCCCCTGCAATGTATGATCGTTTACATTGTTTTTCAATGTGAAAAAACATATCCCATTGCAAAGGACTTAGATCTTGGGCTTCGTCAAGGAAGACGGCATCGAGAGCAAGACGCTTATCTTCCTCGACGAAATCGGAAATCATATCTGAAAATTCTTTCATTCCAGTTTGTTGTTTATATGATTGTAAATCTTCATCGATCTGTTCTGTTAACCATAAGTCAACAGAGTGGTGTAAATCTAATTGTAGTGCGGCTTCCATTAAATCAATTTTTTTAGAACGAGCATATGTTATAATTCTCATATGAGGATTTTGATGTATTGTATTTCCATAAATATCTTTTTTAGTTTCAAACCTCATTCCCTTGCATATCTGTGATTGACTTGTAAACTGTTTCCATTTTCTATCTTTTAGTAATTGAGTTGTAGTATCGATGTTACATTCTCTTGTGCCTAAATGATGCAAGGTGGATATATAGAGCAAAGGATGTTTTATTCTTTCGTAAGCTTCATCTGCTGCAGCATTACTAAATGTAACATAAACTATTTTTTTGGGATTGGTGTGTAAATCATTGATTTCTTCAGCTAAATAATGATTTACTAATCTATAGGTTTTACCTGTTCCAGGTGGACCCGGTATTATTGTTCTTAATGCCATGGTTCGTCTTCTACTTTTAATTTTCTTGGATTTGGTTTTTCTAATTTAATTGTTTCCATCACTAATGTTCTAGTTGTTTTATTATCTATCTGTGTATATTCTTCTTTTACTTCAAACATTATTTGTAAAAGTCTTAATGTTTTTTGTTTAGGATAAGTTTTTTCAGGCCAAGATTTTGTTTTTAATAAATATCTCCAGAAAGATTTAAATTGAAAAAAAGTATCTCCTTCTTTATCGGTATAAGCAATACCTCGTAACACATCATTTAATTCTTTGCCTGGAGCTTTATTAATATAATCAGCTAATATTTCTGTTAATTGAACTTCTAATTTAGAAGACTCTGGTGCAGTAATGGGTTCTAATGCTTTTTTGAACAATGTAATCAATAATTTTCTCCATGCATGTTTAGGAACCGGCATCATAGGCATTCCTATTTGATTCATACAGGCTAGTGAAAATTTTTCTGGATCATGTAATGTTGCGTCGTCTACTTCTACTGTATTTCCATCTAATTGTGCAAAATAAATAGGCGGATCAGAATCGTACCTTCTTATTTGAGTTATTTCTGGTGTTGGTCCATCGTCTCCTACTCCAAATTCTCTTGCAGCGCATGTTTTAGGATCACAAAAACTGTGAATAGGTTCATCTTTACACTTATATCTGTAATCTTTACCATCTAAAGATTCAATTAAAGTATTTATTTCTCCAACATCTAAAGGTGGCTCCATAAATTTTTTATTATATGTAAACATATGACTCTGCCATTCATCTTTTTCAGAATATCTTTTCTTTAAATAGACTCCTACATTGTACATGCAGTTATTTCTTTGACCGTTTGGAACACCATCACTTAATAGTGTTACTAAACATGGTGGCATGCCTTTAAAAAACTCATCCCCATTTTTATCATTTGCAATTTTTAAGTTTTTTAATTCTTCTAGTGATAATGCTTTTTCTTTATATGCTTCAAAAAAATCATCAATCTTTAAAGCTTCTCCTTTTTCATCATAGGCAAATCGCATAGTTCTATCCCCACCATGATATGGTAAGTTTAAAAAACTACCTGTATCTCCTCTGTCTACTCGTATATAATCTTGTTTTGGAAATATTTCTGCTTTTGCAAAACCTAATGCTGAAGCTATTAATTTAAGTTTAGCTCTCATTATAACCGCTGGAACAAAATCATTTGTAAATAAACATGCATGTCCTCCCCCAGATTTAGATCTGAAAAGAATCATTGGAATATTTTTTGATTTTAATTTATTTAGGAAATTTTTATGATCAAAAGGATATGTGTCTATATCTATACAACCCCATTTGCATTTGTTTTCTTTGTTGATTGGAACAATTCCTAGTCCAGGATCAGTTCCTTTTAAATGTTCTTCCCATATTTTAGGTACAGGTACCTGACTTACTGTATAAGATTTAGTTTTATGCTTTCCTCTTTCGTCAAACTGATCTGTTTTTATGGTTTGTCCATAAGCAGAATCTAGTCCTTCAAATATATCTTTAAAAATTTTTACTTTATCTGTCATATGCTCTCTGTGGCATAGGCGGCCTACGTCTCCATCGACCGCCTACTATTCACACTATTTGCTAGCTAAACTAGTGTAAAACTTTTTAGCTCGCTCATATAAAGATGGTTCTTCAACAGGACCAACCTTAGTGACATTGTAACCATACCATTGATTACCTTTGCCAGAGTTTAAAACAGATGTTAACCTATATTTGTGACTGAAAGATGGCGGCGTATATGGGCCATTTTTTCCATCAAAAGTAATGGACATCATCATTGAGTTCCATTTTCTGCTTATTTTACCTTGAGATGAACTCATAGATATTAAAGCATTCTCTGTGGAATTACCGTCTCTAATCAAAACGTAATGTTGTCCAACAGTTAAGATATAGTTTCCATTATCTAATCTGTCTTTCCCCATTTCATTTTTTGTCTTTGAAAGTATATCAGAGTTAGCATCGTAAATGTTTTCAGGTCTACCTGAACCAGTTCCGAAATCTGCCCACTCTTGATACTCCAATTTATAATGACAAGGTATAACTTCTATACCTTTTGCTCCATCATACAGTTTTTTAGTGACTGTATTCAAAAGCATCCCTGGTTCTGCACCTTCAACATAATTTTGATTACGTTTTTGTGCTTCTCCAGAGCCATTTTGCATTAGTTTTAAGATAGGTAAAGCCAAACTTGATGTATTTACATTCTCAAAACCGGCATGAGCATCACCTTCATACAAAGCTGTAGATGGTAATCCTCCTTCTTTCTTTGTTGCTACATTGTTTTCCATGTTTCTATTTTCTCCTTGTTATTTTTGTACTGTTACCCGCGTAAGTTTTAAAAAGATCAGAGGGCATCTCTTGTCCAGATTCAAGACGCTCTCTGACCACTGCTTTGAGTGTCTGAGGATGAACGCCAATTTTCTGGACGGGTTCATACCCCTGACCTCGTGCAAGAACAGCATAAGTTGCTGCCTTGTTGTCTTCGCCACGACCAAAGGTAACGGTAACATCGTTTTTAATGATGTCACCTAGGCCGTTATTTCGAAGCCATGTAAAAGCTTGCTCCTGGTAATCAGGAGTAATGGAAGCACCGTAGATTTTTTTAATTTCTACAGATTCCCCATCTTTAAGCTTTAATTTTGTAATATGCATTTCTTCCATCATTTGTGGAACTTCGATTTGAGATATATATCTAGCATTTTCTTTTAATTTAGATAAGCTCTGTTCTGCATTTTCTATTTCATCTTCTAAATCTTTTAGTTTTATAACTTTATCAGATAAAGTTTTAGCTGTATCTGCTTGTGTTACAGACTGTACTCGATCTTGTTCAAAATTTATTTTATTCATAGCTTTCTAGTTCCTTTTTTATAAGCTCTACTTCTTTGCAACATTTACGATATCTATTCCACCAAATTATGTCAGAAATAAAATCCCAAATTCTAGTAGGCAGGTATATAGTTCCAAAAATAAATCCTAAAAAAGGTTTGTCTCTGTTAAGAGCTTTAAGAGCTTTTTTAGAAATTGATCTGTTTTTTTCTACATCTAAAAAATATTCAATCCATTTTTCTGTAGCTTTTAATCTTTCTTTTAATATGTATCTTCTACTCATCTATTTCTCCTTTCTCGTATAAGTTAATTTCAATAGGATAATATTTTCTTTCTTGTTTATCCCACTTTAATAAATTGTATTTACCATTTGTGATATTAGAAACTATAGAACATGCTACACCTATTATTGCAGGATCTCCTGTTAATAATAAAAAATCTCCTTCTTTAAAATCCTTTAGATTTTTTCTTAATTTATAAATTAAAGGACCAGGAGAAAATATTATTTGAGAAAACTCTGGTAATAAAAATTTCATTCTGCCGAATTGTGAAGCTCCTAAAATGTTTATTTTAGGGCTACCTGCTTGGGTTCCTGGAATTTCCTGAACTACATAAACTATATTTTCTTCTTTCATGCTTGACATATAGTGCATCAAGGTTTATATGTCAACCCATAGAAAGAAGAAAAATGAAATATAAATTTAAAACAAAACCGTATGCGCATCAAATGACCGCATTAGAAAAGTCATGGAACAAAGAAACCTATGCCTACTTTATGGAAATGGGTACAGGTAAAACAAAAGTATTAATTGATAATGCTGCTATGCTTTATGATAAAGGCAAAATAGATGGTGTGCTAATTATCGCACCAAAAGGTGTTATTAAAACTTGGTACGAACAAGAATTACCCACTCACTTACCAGACCACATTGAAAATGTGTCTATTTTGTGGCAGGCAAATATTACAAAAACACAAAAAGAAAAATTAGATTCTTTATTTGAGCCAGAAGAATTACTTCATATCTTAATTATGAATGTAGAAGCTTTTAGTACTACCAAAGGAACGGAATTTGCTCATAAATATATATCTTGCCATAATACATTGATGGTTATTGATGAAAGTACAACTATTAAAAATCCTTCAGCTAAAAGAACTAAAAATATTCTTAAATTATCCACTGAAACTAAATATAGAAGAATAATGACAGGATCTCCTGTTACTAAAAACCCGTTGGATTTATATAGTCAATGTGAGTTCCTTGATCCGTGGTTATTGGACTTTACTTCCTATTATGCCTTTAGAAACAGATATGCAGAAATGAAAACCTTAAATGTGAGAGGTAGATCAATACAAATTGTAGATAAATTTAAAAATTTAGGTGAATTATCTGATCAATTAAAAGAATTTTCTTACAGGGTATTAAAAGAAGATTGCCTGGATTTACCAGAAAAGAATTGGACTAAAAGACAAATTACTTTAACACCAGATCAAAGAAAACTTTACATTCAAATGAAGCAAACAGCACTTGCACACTTAAATGGTAAAGTTACAAGCACCGTGACTGTATTAACTCAATTAATGAGATTACATCAAATCACATGTGGACATTTTACCGCAGATGATGGTAGCACACAACCTATAGATAATAATAGAATCAGTGAGTTGATGAATGTAATATCTGAGATGGAGGGAAAAGCAATTATATGGGCTCATTATCAATATGATATAACAAGTATAATTAAAGAAATTGTCAAGGTCCATGGTCCGGGATCCGTGGTTGACTATTATGGGCTCACGCCTCAAGATGAAAGACAGGATAATATACGTAAATTCCAGGACGACCCTAGGTGTCGGTTTATCGTTGGAACGCCCTCTACGGGCGGCTACGGCATCACTCTGACGGCCGCA